GGTGTAGGTATTGCTGAGAACATGGATGATACACAGACATTGATGAATGGCTTTATGCGTATGGCTATTGACAATGCTGCACTATCTGGTAACCTCATCATTGAAGTAGATGAGACTAACATGGTTCCGGGTCAAGACTTATCTGTGTACCCAGGCAAGGTGTTCCGGCGTCAGGGTGGTGCTCCAGGGCAAGGAATCTTTGGTACTAAGTTCCCTAACGTAGCACAAGAGAACATGCAACTCTTTGATAAGGCACGAGTTCTAGCTGATGAGAGTACTGGATTCCCTAGCTTTGCTCATGGACAAACCGGAGTATCAGGCGTTGGGCGTACAGCTTCTGGTATTTCTATGCTTATGTCTGCTGCTAACGGTTCTATTCGGACGGTAGTCAAGAACGTAGATGACTATCTGATTCGCCCACTAGGTAAAGCTTTCTTCTCATTCAACATGCAGTTTGACTTTGATGAGAAGATTCGTGGTGACTTAGAGGTACATGCCTCTGGTACTGAAAGCTTAATGGCTAACGAAGTACGGTCACAACGCTTGATGCAGTTCTTGCAAGTAGCACAGAACCCAGTACTAGCTCCCTTTGCTAAGATGGACTACATCATTCGTGAGATTGCTAAGTCTATGGATCTTGACCCAGACAAGGTTACTAACTCCATGCAGGATGCGGCTATCCAAGCTGAGATCCTAAAAGGCTTCCAGGCTCCCGCACAGCCTCCTGTGGGGCCAGAAGGCGTTAACATGCCTCAGGGTAGCCCAGCGCCAGAAGGACAGGCTCCACAGGGCGTACAGGACACCTCAGGTGGTGGTGGCTCTCAGATAGGCATTGGCACAGCACCTACACCGGGTGAGCAAGGGTTTACTGGTAATGTCGCTTAAGAGCTTCGTAAACGATAAGGCTAAATGGGATGCGTTTCTAGTTGAGATTGAGGAGCGCATCTCCATACAACACCGTAGCATGGAGAGTGTTACAGATACCGCTGAACTATACAGACATCAGGGTGCTTTACGTGCTCTTAGGCAACTACAATACTTGAGGGACAAAGTGAATGGCTGATTATCGTAAACGCCTTATTGATATGACAGACGAAGAACGTGCAGCAGTAGCACCAGGTTCTCCTAGTTTTGATGAGAGGTACGAGAACGTAGGTGATCCTTTAAGCGTTCAGATGATGGAAGCTGGACTAGACTTTACTCCTGTTGGTGTGGTTAAAGGTGTTTCAGATATTAAGGATGAGCTAAGTAAGGATGACCCTAATTATTTAAAAGCTCTAGGTATGGGTGCAGTTGAAGCAGCTGGTATTATTCCTGGAGCTGCACCTGTTCTTAAAGGTATGTTACGTAAAGGTTCTGACGTGGCTCGTCAAACAGACGAAGTATTTGATGTATCACGTAAGAGCATACCATCATACACTGATGCAGAACTTTTAGAAGCAGACGAAATTATTAGTGAGTGGGGTAAAGGGGATCTTACTAACCAAGAACTACGTAGTAAACTTAGTGATAAAGGTTTCACTATAGAAACAAAAAGAATATCCCCTAAAATGACAGGGGATGATTTAGAGGTTGTTGGTCCTGATGGTAATATAGTTCGTTGGAAAGACATGCCTAGAGGCAACGACTTAACTGCCGCAAATAAACAAGTATCTAACGCAGAATACGATGCACGTATAGCCCAACTAGATGAAGCATCTGATGCAGAAGAATGGCAAAAGAGTACTAAAAAGTTCGTAAAGAAATCCCGTGATGTTAATCCGACAGTACGTACTCCTGAATTAGAAAACTCAACAATGGATCTTATTGATGGTAAGATCACTAGAGAACAACACTTAAAGAATGTAGATGAGTTTAAACCTGTTGACCCATGGGATGCACTTCCAAGAGAACCCTCTGATAAAGCTACTGTGTTTTCACTACAGCCTAATCAGCGGAAGGATGGTTTCTTTGTAATTTCAGAAGAAGCGGCGGAAAGCTTAGGGGTAGTTAAGTCTGTTTTAGCTGTTGGTCAACGCTTCTTAGGCCGTTTAGATATACCTGCTTATAAAGATTATGACACGTGGATCGTTGCAGGCAAGTCTCCTAAAGGGGAGAAAGGTACAGTTTATGCTAAGGCTATACATTATGGTAGCGAAGACGGTAAACCTGTAGTATTTAGAGCTTCGCAAGGTAAAAGCGAGAGGATAGGTAAGGGTAAGGCTGACCCAGAGTACTCACCTAAGACTCATGAGAAAACAGGTTATGCTACTGTTGATGGCATAGTACAGGATTTAGATGTAGACTCTATCCGAGCCAAAGCAGCACAATACCTTAACGATCCAGAGTGGACACAGGTAGGCTTTGATCCTCGCAGACAGGGTGGCTTCTATGTACGTGCTGGTGATAACAAACATGTGCCAGTACGTGAAGCAAGTGAAGTAATACAAATAGGGCCGCTAGTCTTAGCCCGTAATGCAAAACTAGACTTTGAACACACAGGCTATGCAGAGGGCGGAGTAGTAATGGATGAACAAATGCAAATGGCCTTTGGTGAACAGCCAGAGGTAGACCCTGTGTCAGGCAATGAAGTCCCTACAGGCTCCTTACCAGAAGAAGTACGTGATGACATCCCTGCTCAACTAAGTGAGGGTGAGTATGTTGTACCTGCTGATGTAGTACGCTTCTTTGGTGTTAAGTTCTTTGAGGATATTCGTGCAGAAGCTAAGCAAGGCTTTGCTGCTATGGAAGCTAATGGACGTATTGGTGGTGAACCTATTGGTATGGAGATGGGTGGTGATGAACTACCCTTTGACATCTCTGAGCTACAGATAGTTGAAGATGGTGAGCCAGAACAGCCTATGATGAACAAGGGTGGTTACATCTCTGGTTATGCTCCTGGTGGCTTAGTTGATACAGGTGACATCCCTCTGACAGAAGAGAACTACCAAGGCACAGGCATGGAGCAGCGCCAGTATAGCAATGCTGCAGGTAATATCATTACTATTCTGTTCTTCAACGGTATGCCTATGAGTGCAGTGCCTGATGGGTATTCTCCCTATACGCCAGAAGCTGTACCTAGTGAAGCTAAAGAGGCTGCACCTAGTGACGATGATGGTGGGTTTGACCCAAGTGCATCTGCTCCAGAGCCTATTGACTACAAAGGCTTGTCAGCAGCAGAGTTACGTGATCTAGTTGATGCACAGAAAGATACAAGCAGAACTGCCATTTCATTAGGTTTAGGTATGGTTAACCCTCTTTTGGGTATGGCCTTCAAAGCAGCTACGTGGCATCAATCTAAGCAAGTCACTAAAGAGCTTGCTAGACGTATGGAAGATCCTTCTCTTGATGCTAAGCAGAAGGCTTTCTATACAGATCTTACAGAGACTATGACTGCAGATCAGCCTGGTTTGTTTGAGCGTCTGTTTGGTAAGACAGAAGAAGCTAAGAAGCCTGAGGTAGCACCTACTGCACCACCTCCTGTAATGACGCCTGAGGCAGTAGAAGCAGCTATGACTGATACTCCTGGTGTAACAGAACCCTATAGTTACACTCCTGAGGCAGGTTACACTCCTGCTGCAACAGCTGCAGAAACAGCAGAAGTTAAAGCTGCTAACGAGCAGATTAAAATAGATGAAGCTGTACGTACCAGCCTTGATGTTGCAAAGAAAGGACAGCAGAAAAGACAACGTGCAGCAGATGAAGCAGGCGCTAAAGCAAGTGCAGCAGGATCTATGTATAGAGATAAAACAGAAGATCCCTTTAAAGATACAGTTCAACGTGCAGAGGAAGCAGCTGAAAGAAATAAGTCTGATGGCCTTGGAGCACAAACTAAGAGAGGTAGCACAGCGGGAAGTAAGTCTGGCTACTTTGACTAAAACAAACTAAACTACCCATAAAACTATAAGGCTACCCAGCTAAGGCTGGCCCCAACATAAGGAGTAATAAATGTCGGAAGCCCTAATTGAAACGGACTCAAAGTCCCACAAACGTAATCTTTCTCGTGTAGAACGTGATGAGGCTGAGCTACGGGAACTGCTTAAACAGGCAGGCGTAACACAAGATGAAACAGAAGAAGAAGCTGTTGAAGCGCAACCCAGTAGCTCAGAGCCTATCGAACCCCAAGTTCAGGCAGAGAGTAGTCCCAAACAAGAAGAAGAACCACAAGCCAAAGCACAAGATGAAGATCTAAGTGCTGAGGAAAAGAACTTCAAGAAACGTTATGGTGATCTACGGCGACACACTCAAGAGAAAGAGAAAGCGTTTCAGGCACAACTAGATAAGCTTACAGCACAGCTAGATGCAGCTACAAAGAATGAGCTTGTACTGCCTAAGTCAGAAGACGAAGTAGAGGCTTGGGCTAAGAAGTACCCAGATGTAGCAGGTATCGTTGAGGCTATCGCTGATAAGAAAGCTAGTGAGCGTTCCTCTGAGCTTGATGGACGTTTAAAAGAGATTGAATCTTTACGTGCTACAGCTAAGCGTGAGAAGGCAGAAGCAGAGTTACTCTCTTTTCACCCAGACTTCCAAGAGATTCGTGCAGATGATGCGTTCCACTCTTGGGCAGAGAAACAACCTAAAGTCGTACAGGATGCTCTGTATGAGAATAGTGAAGACGCTAAGTCAGTTGCACGTGTTATTGATCTTTATAAGGCAGATCAAGGCATTAAGACTAAAGCCTCTTCTAGTTCAGATAAGGCAGCAGCGTCCTCAATTAAAGCTAAAGGACGTGCTACACCAGACACAGATGATTCATCTAAGTACATCACTGAGTCACAAGTAGCTAAGATGTCTATTAAGGAATACGAGAAGCGCATGGATGAGATCTTTGATGCTCAGCGCTCTGGTAAGTTTATTTACGATATGAGTAAGAAATAAGTTGACAAACTCTCATTAGTAGATAAAACTATAGGTATGTACAGTGTCAGGCATTAACTGCCTGTACATGCTTTTCAATAAGCACTAGCCACACGAAGAACTACCTCTGAGTATAGGCCCAGCGCTTGAAGGACGGCCATCCTGATAGCAATGCTGACTACCCTAAGACAACGAGCCTCTTTTATTGTGGATATGTAGTGTCTAACTTTCACGCCATATCTATAAAGGAGAATTATTATGGCTATTGGAACCGCTGGTGGTGGATTTGACGGGAACTTCTCCCCGATTATTTACTCCAAACAAGCACAGATTGCACTTCGCCGTGCAGCTGTAACTAACGCAATCACTAACAACTCTTACTTTGGTGAGATTGCAAACCAAGGCGACACAGTTCGCATTCAAAAAGAGCCAGACGTAACAGTCAACGCTCTGCAGCGTCACACAGGTATCTCAGTAGAGAAGCTTGATGATTCTGACTTCTCGCTCACCATTGACAAAGCTAACTACTTTGCTTTCAAAATGGATGACATTGAAGAGCAGTTTGCAAACGTAGACTTCACATCTTTGGCTGCTGATCGTGCTGCCTATAAGATGGCTGACGCTATGGACGCAGACGTACTGTCTTACCTCTCAGGTCACACATCTGCAGGCGCTTACATCACAGGTACTTCTGGTGATGCACAGCACCCAACTGCAGGTAACTTGACTGGTGAATTGCTCACAGCAAACCACTTGGACGCAACTGATTTCGGTAACTTGACTATCTCTGCTACAGCGACTGCAGGTGACTCCGTACCATTGGCTCCACGTTTGCCAGGTGCAACTGCCCTGTCAGCTACTACTGTTTCTCCATTGACTGTACTTGCACGTATGGCTCGTAAGATGGATACACAGAACGTAGATGCACGTGGGCGTTGGGTTGTTCTTGACCCGGTGTTCGTAGAGATGCTCAAAGACGAAGATTCACGTATGTTGAATGGCGACTTTGGTGGCTCAGGCTTGCAAAACGGTCTGGTGTTGAACAACATTCACGGCTTCCGTGTTTATGTGTCCAATGCTTTGCCTGCTAAAGGCACTGGTGCTGGTACTTCTGGTACAGGTGCGCAAGACGCTAACTATGGCGTTGTGGTAGCTGGTCAGGACGATGCTGTTGCTTCTGCTGAGCAGATCAACAAAGTTGAGAACTACCGTGACCCAGACAGCTTTGCTGACATTGTACGTGGTATGCACCTTTACGGACGCAAGATTCTGCGCCCAGAGGCACTTATCACAGCACGTTACAACGCTGCCTAATCACATTTAATAAGTCGGGCTAGTCTCTCAGGAGGCTGGCCCCTCTTTACTTTCTGAGGGATAGCTATGGCTAACTATGTTACACTTGTAAACCAAGCATTACGCCGTGTCAATGAAGTTGAACTTGACATTGGTGGTGATGGCTTTGCTGATGCACGTAACCTACAGGCTCTAGCTAAGGATGGTATTAACTCTGCTATACGTGAGATCCTGCAGAACTCTCAAGAGTGGCCTTTTACACTTACAACATATACGCAAACCCTTACTCTTGGTATTGGTGTGTATGACTTTGCCCCAGATGCTTCTAAGATTGACTGGGACACTATCTACATCAAGCGTCTATCTTCTAAGGGTAATACACCTGCTAGACTGCCTGTGATTACCTACGAGGACTATATTCGTAAGTATCGCTCAGGTGAAGACGTTAGCGGTGCAGATGGGTATAGCATACCTAATATCGCTTATCAAACACAGGACATGAAGTTTGGTGTTACACCACTTCCTGACGATGCTTATGAGATTGAGTATCGCTATTGGTCATATCCTGCTGACTTAGTTTCTTATAATGATGTGTGTATAATACCTGATCGTTTTAATACAGTTATAGTTGATGGTGCTACTATGTATCTAATGCGTTTCCGTGCTAATGAGCAGAGTGCTTCACTACACCAGCAGAAGTTTGAGGATGGTATGGATAACATGCGCCGCTTACTTCTTGACTTACCTTTATACGTTAGATCCTCTGTTATAGCAGGTAGATACTTTAACAAGCAGACTGGCACTAACTAATGGCTGATAACCTACGTACCTTTGCTACACCTTGTATGGGTGGCTTGGTAGTTAACCAAGACCCTTTAACACAGGGTAGTCAGATGGCAGGTTCTGCTACTCGTTTGATTAACTATGAGCCTTCCTTGAATGGTGGGTATAGACGTATAAGTGGGTATAGCAATACATATGGTGAAGTCCCAGGCGAAGCTACCACAGCAGTTCTAGGTGTACACGTATCTGCTGATATTAATGATGGTATCTTTGCTGCACGTAAGCCTGCTTCTGGTAACAACTATCTGCATAAGTGGAATAACTCTACAACATCTTGGGATACTATCACTACAGTAGGTTCCCCTACAATGGTAGGCGTATCTAAGGTACGCTTTGAGAGCTTTAACTGGGGCGCACCTAAGTTTGCTATGGCAGACGGGGTTAATCCTGCTTCTACATGGGATGGTACTACATACGTACAACTCAATGGTGGACAGTCGCCCAGCGCTCCTAGTCTTGTTGCAGCGTTTAACAATCATCTGTTTCTTACTGGTGATAGCTCTGAGCCATACAATCTATACTTTAGTGCGCCATTAGATGAGACTGACTGGACACCTGCTGCTGGTGCTGGTGTTATTAACGTAGGCTTTGAAGTAGTACAGATTAAGACATTCCGTAATGAGATGTACATCTTTGGGCGCAATAACATCAAGCGCTTGGTTGGTAACAACATATCTGACTTTGTGTTACAGACTGTTACATCTAACCTGGGATGTGTAGCACCTGATAGTGTTGCTGAATTTAATGGTGAGATCCTATTCTTAGCACCTGATGGTATCCGCCCTGTTACTGGTACAGATCGTATTGGCGACATTGAGCTTGCTACATTGTCTAAGCCTATTCAGTCTATCTTTGAAGACTATACAGCTAACGAAGACTTAGCTACTATGACTACCGTAGTTCTAAAGAAGAAGTCGCAATTCAGGTTATTCTTTGCTAATCAGGACTCTCTTGGTATTATTGGTGCTATTCGCCGTAGTGGTACAGGTGGTGTGGGTTTTGAGTTTAGCCAGCTTGTAGGCATCTCTGTTAACTGCGCACACAGTAACTACATTGGTGATGAAGAGTTTGTTATTCACGGTGACTCAAACGGTTACGTATTTCGTCAAGAAGTAGGTAATGACTTTGATACTAGAGAGATCTTTAGCTTATTTCAAACACCCTTCTATTACATGGATGACCCAGCACTACGTAAGTCTTTCTATGATGTAGATACTCACATGCGCTCTGAGGGTGAAGTTACAGTAACTATGGCTATAGATTATGACTATAGTGATCCTACAACTACCATAGGATCAGACTACTTCTTATCTACTGCTGGTGCTGCAGCATACTATGATAAGGCTACGTTTGACTCTACAGACATATACGATGGCAACCCTTCCCCTGTAGAGAGTACAACTATTGGTGGCTCAGCAAAGTCTATCTCTATTCGTTACGTTGCTAATGACACTAACCCTAGTCATACCATTCAAGCCATTACACTAACATACGGCCTACACGACAGGCGCTAGAAGAGGACTAAAACATGTCAGGCTATACACGCCAATCTGTTGCAGACATTGTACCTACCGCTGTAGTACGTGCAGCGCCTATCAACGCAGAGTACAACAAACTACGTGACGCTTTTACACAGAGTGACACAGGTACTACTGGTCACAAACATGATGGTACATCTGATGAGGGTTCCTACGTACCACTCATTGCTGACCTAGATGCTAAGAATAAAATCATTGTAAGCCAAGTAGACAATCGCTTTGGTGTGTTTGTAGAAGTATCTAATGTTTCTACTGAGCAGTTACGCTTTCAAGATGGTGTTATTGTACCTGTACTGGATAACGACATTGACTTGGGTACATCTAGCCTAGAGTTTAAGAACGTATACGTAGATGGCACAGCTTACATTGACACAGTAAGCATTGGTGACAATGACTACACTACCATCACAAACAATGACTATGTTGTAACTTCTGGTAATCTTAACTTTGATGTAGCAGGTAATATTAACCTAGATGCTGATGGTGGTAATGTAGCACTTAAAGATGCTGGGCTTACATATGCTACCTTTACAAGCAACTCAGGCAACCTTACACTTAAGAGTGGTACAACCACAGCTGTAACATTCACTGGTGCTAACGCTGACTTTGCTGGTACACTTGACGTAACTGGTGCTGCTAAGTTTGATAATAATGCTACTATTGATGGCAACACTGTAGTAGGTTTAGCTAATACTAACACTGTAGCAGTTAACGCTAAGATCACTACTGCTCTTGTACCTACAACTAATGGTGTTAACACACTGGGTACAGGCTCTGCTTACTGGGGAGATGCGTTCCTAAAGAGTGTAACTACTACAGGTAACGTAGACATTGGCGGTAACATCACAGTTAACGGTACAGCTGACTTTACTAACACTACTCTGAATAACGTTAACGATCCGACTACTGCACAACAGGCTGCAACGAAAAACTACGTTGACACAGCTATCAACAACCTTATCGGTGGCGCACCAGCTACACTTGATACCTTGGATGAGATTGCTGCAGCTATCAATGACGATGATAACGTCTATACTACTTTAACAAATAGTATCGCAACCAAGCTACCTCTGTCTGGTGGTACTATGACTGGTCAGATTGCTATGGGTGGCAATAAGATCACAGGTGCTGCTGCACCCACTACAGGTTCTGACCTGACTAACAAAACCTATGTAGATAGCATTCTAGGTTCAGCTACAGCAGCAGCAGATAGTGCAGCTGACGCACAGAAGCTTGCTATTAACCCAGAAGACTCACTATATACTTTGTCAGACAGTGTAACTTCTGGCTACTCAGCACTACACTATGCAGCTAAATCAGAAGACACTTATCAGAACTTAGTTACCCTAGCTGCTGTTGTAGGTGCGACTGTGGCTGACTATGGTTTCATTAACAATTCACCTACTTCAACGGCAGATTACGGAGCATTATAAATGTCTACTCAAATACAACGCCGCCGTGGTACTACCGGGGAGCATTCTACGTTCACGGGTGCTGCAGGCGAGATTACTATCGACTCAACAAAGAACACAGTGGTGGTACACGATGGTACTACTGCTGGTGGTTTTCCTCTAGCTAAGGAAGCTAATGCGCTTACCTCATCTGCTATTGGTGTTACTGTACAGGCTTACGATGCTAATAACACTGCAGACGCTAACCTTAATAGCTTTATTGCAGCAGTCAACCTACCTACGTCAGATGGTACAGCAGGGCAGTTCCTCAAGACAGATGGCGCAGGTACAGTAACCTTTTCTACTATCCCTACTATTAATGCTCTTAACGATATTGCTAACGTCACTATCACAAGTGCATCTGCTGGTGAGTTCTTGAAATGGGACGGTGCTGCGTGGATCAACGACAGCATTCCTACTATCAACACACTGAATGACATCTCTAACGTAACCATCACTAGTGCTAGTACAGGTGAGTTTCTGCAGTGGGATGGTTCAGCCTGGGTTAACGCAGTAGTTGAAGCATTTGACGTACAGACACAAACTACTACAGCTGTAACACAAGTAACTGTTGCATCTTATAACGCAACCACGTATGATGGCATCAAGGTTGTGATTACAGCGCATGACTCTGCAGCAACAGAACGTAGTATCACTGAGTTGCTTATCACACATGACGGTACAACTGCTGTAGCAACTGAGTATGCACAGGTTAATACTGCTACTGCCTTGGCTACATTTGATGTGGACATCTCTGGTGGTAACGTGCGTATCCTAGCTACACCAGCAAGCACAAACAGCACAGCGTTTACAGTTAAAGCTATCACGCTGTAAGATGATTAGGACAACTATGGAAGGTGAAGTAGATGTCAAACACTAGAGATTTTAAAGTAAAGAACGGTATCCAGCCCACTGCTTATCACGAGGCGGTGGGTACAGTTGTGTCTGGGAGTGTAGGGTACAGTCTTGGCTCTGCGGTTTATGACAGTGTTAGCTTTGATACCTCTGCTCAACTAACAAGCCCTCAGTGTATTGTTTTTAACACAGACGGTTCTAAGATGTATGTATTAGGCTTTAATCCTAGTCCCGTTTTGTATCAATACTCTTTATCAACTGCTTTTGATTTAAGTACGGCTTCCTACAGCACTAAAAGTTTTAGCTTTGGAGGCTCTTTCCAAACAGCTAATAGGTCGTTTATGTTTAAGCCCGATGGCACAAAGATGTATGCTGTAGGGACTGATGGTGAAAAGATAAGTAGCTACTCCTTATCTACTGCTTTTGATGTTGATACCGCTACATTGGACACGGGTACTTTTGATATAACTGCTCAAACAGATGCACCATCAGGTATGTGCTTTAATTCGGACGGCTCTAAGGTGTACGTTACAGATAGAGCAAATGCTAGAGTGCATGAGTATGACCTGTCTACGGCCTACGATATTACAACAATGTCGTACAGTAGTGTTTTTCTTGATGTCTCTGGGCAAGACACTACGCCTAGAGGTGCTGTCTTTAGTACAGATGGTGCTACAATGTATCTAATTGGATTCCTAGCAGATTATGTGTATGAGTACTCTTTATCTACTGCCTTTGACCTAAGCACGGCTTCCTATAGCACTAAAAGTTTTAGTTTTGCAGGACAAGCCCCTAGTGCTTTTGGTGTAGCTTTTAACTTAGACTTTACTAAAATGTATTTAGCAGGTGGTGATGAAGTTGTCTACCAATACTCCACAGTCCTCAACACAGCCACCCTAGACCTATCCACTGGCTCAGTCTTTGAGGTAACACCAACGTCAGACATTCAAGTAACCCTCAGCAACCCTGCTGATAGTGGTACTGTGAGTGGTGCTACGTTGTTGTTGGATGGTGGTGCTTCTGCTGGCTATGACCTTGCTAATGCTGAATACAGTGATGTTAGCTTTAGTGTAGCGAGTCAGGATACTAATCCCTTTGGCATGGCTTTTAGCAATGATGGCACTAAAATGTACGTTGTTGGGCAAAGCACAGACACTATTTACCAATACTCCTTATCTACAGCTTTTGACTTAAACACAGCTTCATACAGCAGTGTTAATCTTAGCGTAAACAGTCAAGACCCTGAGCCTAGTGGCATGGCGTTTAACAGCGATGGTACAAAGATGTACGTTGTTGGGGACACAAATAACAGTTTGTTTCAGTATAGTCTATCTACGGGTTTTGATCTATCGACAGCTTCGTATGACAGTGTTAGTTTTAGTGTAAGCGGACAAGACATTACCCCCCTTGATGTAGCCTTTAACAATGATGGCACTAAGATGTATGTCCTCGGCAATACAAACGACACTGTGTTTCAGTATAGTTTATCTACTGCTTTTGACTTATCAACAGCTTCGTATGACAGTGTTAGTTTTAGTGTGGGGAGTCAGGAGTCTACCCCTCTCGGCATAACATTTAAAAGCGATGGCACTAAAATGTATGTTGTGGGTCGTGGTGTCGATACAGTATTCCAATACTCCCTATCTACCGCTTTTGACCTAAGTACAACCAGTTACGATAGTGTTAGCTTTAGTGTAGGTGGGCAGGACACCATCCCTTATGGAGTAGTCTTTAGCGGCGATGGCACTAAGATGTATGTAATAGGTATCACTAACGACTCCATCTACCAATACACCACAGCTACACCAGCAACCATCACCTACGACACAGCAATAGAATGGCCTAGTGGTACAGCACCTACGTCACCCGCCATAGGTGAGACAGACGTAGTAACATTCAACACTCGTGACGGTGGTAGTACATACCAAGGTGTCCTCGCTATTGATGGAGCTAAGTAATGGCTAACGATAAAGACTTTCTCTTAAAGAACGCTGTAGAAGTCGGTGGCCCTACTAAGGTCACACTTGGTACAGTTACGAATAACGACATTGACTTAGCTACAGGCAACTACTTCGCTGATACACCTAGTGGTGCAAGCACATACACTATCAGCAATGCTGGTGATGTGCAGTCGTTCCAGCTAGAGGTTACGGGTGGTACTGCTGAGATTTTGCAGAACTTTAGTACTACGTTGTACACTGGTAATGGTTCTACACAAACTATTACTAATGGTATTGATTTAGCTAATGACGGAGGTTTAATTTGGACTAAAATCAGAGATCAAACTGGTGACCACGCATTAATGAACTCTGAGTCAAGTTGGTTGACAGAGCTTGCGTCTAATAAAACTGATGCAGAGGGTACTACCAGCTATGTAAACTTTGTTGATAACTCCAACGGGTATTCTATGAATACTGCCGCTTTTAGGTGGAATGAGAATACTAGAGAATATGTCTCTTGGACATTCAAGAAGGAACCCTCGTTCTTTGATGTTGTTACTTGGACGGGGGATGGGACTACTGGCAGAGCTATTAGTCATAACCTTGGCTGTGAAGTTGGTGCAATCTTTGTTAAAACCACAAGTGGAAGTTCTAACTGGTACGTTTATAACAGGAATCTTACAAGCGCAAACTATGGCTTAAAGTTAAACGGAACAGATGCAGAGGCTTTTTGGGGTACTGGAAATGTAACCGATACAACTTTTAGCTTTGACCATCAAAACGGCTCTGGCAACACCTACGTAGCCTACCTCTTCGCACATGATGATGCAGCAGATGGTCTTATCCAGTGTGGTAGCTATGTTTCTAACGAAACCTCACCTCCTGAGATTAACCTTGGATGGAAGCCTCAGTGGATTTTAATAAAGAAAACAACGGGCGTTGATGAATGGGCTATATTTGATAATGTACGTGGTGTTGTAACTGGCGGTAATGACTTTATGCTTAGGGCAGATACAACTCAAGTTGAATACTCAGCTGCTGATCAAATAGACTTTACCTCTACTGGCTTTAAATTAACAACGGCTGGATTAGGTGTTACTAATGCGCCAACAGGTGAAACCTACGTCTACATGGCTATCCGTGAACCATCAGACCCTGACATAACATGGCCTAGCTCTATTGAATGGGCTGGTGGCATAGCACCCTCTGCTCCTGCTGTAGGTGAGACAGACGTGTTTACACTTAGTACTGACGATGGTGGTACTTCTTATGTCGGTGTAAAAACCGCTGACAACTTAAGCTAATCTGGAAGGTGAAGGAATGGCTAACAATAAAAGTTTTAAAATAAAGAACGGCTTACAGGCTGGCAGGTATCTACAGACGGGTGGTACTGAGACTGCTGGGAGTGTAGGGTATAACCTTGCTGGTGCTGAGTATGTTGGTAAAAGTTTTAGCACTGCGACACAAGACACAAGCCCAGCA